TTGATCCATTACCGCGCCTTCACGGTAATTGAAACTCTTGCGCCATGCTTCGCGTAGCATGTCAGTCATGCCGTAATACCGACCACAGCCCAAACACACGTCGATATCCACGTCGTCGTCATCTTCATCATAGCAACGCATCTCGTCCTCCAATTAAGTGGGCAGTTGTCAGGGATGCCCAGCCCTATGGTTACGCCCCTCGGGCGCGTCTGCGTTCGTCCTCAAGGGCCTTCACGTTACCCACGAAAAGGTCCTCGTCATCGTCGTCAGTCGCAGCGATGGCCAAGATCAGGTCATCCTTCGACAATTCCATATCGCGCCCTTCGTACGCTTTGAATGCAGCGCGACGTTCGTCCAGATCAACGTCCCCACTGTCAATGAGGTCCTTGATCTGGGCCACCATCTCGGGGCTGACTTGCGAAACCAGAGCCATTAGCTCTGTTCCCCGAATGTGGGAACCACGATCACCGCACCCTTGCCGACCAACTCGATCAGCGCTTGGAGCGATGTGAGCTGAGAGAGCGGAAAGACTTCCGCACCCACAACTCTCGGGGCTTCCATGCGTGGCTTGCGGGCGTACTTCTTCCGCTTGCCATACATCTCGGGGTTCTTGCCCCGAGGATAACCCTTTGGCATTCAGTCCTCCTTTGTTAGAGAAAGACCGGCCCACTACCCAACATGCGAGGTCAAAGCGGAACCGGCATCACGCTGTGTGGCTGGCACCATCCACCGGGGTAGGTGGTAAGACACACACCGTCATGTCTAACCTACGTTGCTTTCCGGATTGCCTGAACTTCCCTTGGGACAGGCACCCTGGACGTAGGATGGTTATCGCATGATCTTGCGACGGGCCTCCAGTTCCTCCAGCATGTCCGGAGTGTACTTGTAGAGGCACTTGATCGGCTTCTCCTCGAAGGCTCGGCCGGTCTCGACTGCGTCGCAGACTTCACGAACCTCCAAGGAATTCTGATCGAACCCTGGCTGCCAGGAGTAGATGCCACGCTGCTGCAGAACAGCGAGGGCCTTGCCCCTGACCTCTTCACTGAACTGTTCGAACCTCTTGAACTTCGGCATGTCATCGAGTTCCTGGATGCGGGGAAGATTGCGGTACGGTGTGTACGCGCGGGGCGAGGGATGTCCACGGCGATCCTTCATCAGGATCAGTATCTTGCTGTAGACAGCAGTGAAATCGAGGATGGCCTCGATCTCATAATTGTTGCATACACTGCGCCGGCCATACTGTTGGAAGTACAGACGGTTCACGTCGTCACAGACTTGTGGGAGTAACATGGTTCTCGTCCTCGTTAAGCCGGATTGATGACATAGATAGTGCTGCACTCGGCAGACGGAACATCCGGTTTTTCCGCCACCAAAGTGTTGAAGAAGTGGTGCGCTTGGGCGATGCTATCGAATGGCCCAATGGCATCCACAATCTGTCCCTCCGTAAGCACGAAAGGTTTTAGAAAATGGAGGTAGTGCTTGACTTGGTTCATTGTCTCGTCCTCTCAGGATGCTGGGTAGGCCCTGGAAGTGGCTCGTCCCCCCTTCCTTCTACCCATTATACAATTATCCCATATTCCTCATACTAGGTCAACTGATCTGGGGGCTTAGATGAGCCCTCGGCCAGGGCTGTCGATCTTGGGGCTTAAGGCACGTGCATTTGGCCCCCTTGTCGTACGGGTTCGGGGTGGCCCTACCGCGCAGATTTGACCTATCATAACGATTTTTTTGTGCAGTGCGGTAGCTGCGATGCAGCAATGTAGATCTGAAATGTTGCAATGCACAATAACTGGTACGGTGATTTGACCTATCACAATCGCTGGGCTGGGCGGCGGACAAGAAAAAACCCGGGCTGGTTAGGCCCGGGTTCCAGTTGGGGCAGGCTAGGCTAGGCTGCTTTGTCTTTGGGTGCAGCCGTCGGGGCGGACTGCCGGGACTGTGCGGGCTTGTCACCCTTGCTCGCATCGCGGAAAGCGTCGATGCGATCGCGGTATTGTGACAGCCATTTCATCCAGGTTTGGACGGCCTCGTCCATCATATCCAGATAGACGTTGTTCTCGTCATTGTCCTCCATCAGGTAGGCAGACATGGCGAGCAGGTTGGCCTTGTTGCGCGACCATGCCTGAACCTCAGAGAAGGCAAAGGCAACCTCCTCTGCGTCGGCTTTGACCAGTGACCAGCCGTAACCATCCGGCGGCGTGCGACGGGCCGTCGAAAGCAGATCATCGAACGTGCCACCCTTTTCGATGGCTGCGTCGAAGTCGTAGTTGCAGAAACCCTGGATGGACAACGGCCCAACGAATTTCTGCGCCGCGCTTTCTGCATCCGGGTTCAGCAACCAAATGCATTTCTCAGCGCGCGTCACATCGCGAGTAAACTTTGCGCGCTTCGTCTTTGGATCAATGACGGGATTGCCGTTGTCGTCGAGAACGTCAGTCTTGACCATGATCCACTCGAAGATCACGGGCTTTGTTCCCTTCGGTTGACCGGCAACGTCCGGCAGTTGCTGACGGAACCTTTCGGCTGCCGCCAGGGTATGATGCAGCGTAATGGCAAGGCGCACCTTGCCTTTGCAGGTGTTGATCCGCCCTTCCAGCCGCGCCTTTTCGGCTTCATAGTCGGCGGTATTGTAGGACAGTTTGGGATCGGCCGCTTTCTTTTGTGCGGCTTCGATCTCACCACGCCAATCGCGGATTTGCTTGAAGTTTTCGGCGAATAGATCAACCCACGATGCAGAGGCGTTGCCGCCGCCGCCACCCCTGCGCCGAGACGGGCGCGAGAAATAGTCGGCATTGTCCTCAGTGTAGTACGGCTTGCCCTTGTCGATGGACTGGGTTCCCGGAACAGGAAACTTGTCCATCTCGTCACCATACTGCGCTTTGAGGTGTTGCCAGATCACGTAAGCCGACCGTGCAACCTCCTCTTTTGCGTCTGCCAGGGTGCCGAAGATCACGGACAACTCAGCGTCATTGTCGAGACGCTTGGCCATGTCCGCCGCCGTCCGTTCCCGGGTGGTGGCAGAAATCCGAACACCCTGGATACGGGTGGCAACCTGTTTCGGCGTTTCCTTTGGGCCGGTTTCTTCGCCGGGTGTTTCGTCGTCGTCCGTGCCGTCGTCGTCAGTCGTGTCGTCGTCAGTCTCGCCAGACGTTTCGACGCTGGCTTGAATGATGGCAGACACGCGCTTGTCTTCGGCGTCGGCATTGTCACCATCGACGGACTTGATTAACGCCAGCATGGCGTCATCGTCGATTTTGTCCGTCAGATCGTGTTCCTCGCCCTCATTCACCCTTGCCCGGTAATAGGCCACGATGTCAGAGGCAGATTTGAGGGCCTGACCCTCATCGAAACCGCCAAGAGCGGCGGTAGTAGTGAGAGTGAACGCCTTAGCGGTAGTCTTTGGCTTGCTAGCCATGTTGCACCTTTGCGTTGCGGTCCGGCGGGATTGCCGAACCAATCCCCAACATGGGGACGGACAGTCTGGATTGACATGCGACAAGTTGTCACGGCCTAACCCATTGTTCCGATTATAGAATACTCGCCACGCTAGATCAAACAATCAAAGGCGCTAATCGGGGCGAGAATGAAGGAACAAGGCTAAGTCATTGCGCCCACACAATATTTGCAATTCGGCTTAGTTTTCAGCGGCTTGTGAGGCGTGCTTAAACCCATGATCCTTGGTTTAAGTTTGCCCTCTAACTTATTGATATTGCTATGGTATTTGCAAATGTTGTTTGCGATCAAAGGCTTAGCTGGCCCACCTAATCCAAGGCAAGCAAATGCCCAACGGGACAAACAAGTTTGCCCACGCGATTGTTGGGCAATCATCGTGGGCACTAATCGTGGGCAGAGAGTTGGGCAATGAGTGTGGGCAACGCGCCCTCCTGGCGTACCGGGCGCACCATAAGGTAACTAAGGTATACTAGGTATACACTAGGTATCTAAGTATACGGTAGTAACTACCTGCGGTTTCTTTCCTATGAATATATTCCGTAGGAAGGTATTCCTTATAGGGTATTCCTAACCGCAGGTGTGTTCTTTTCCTTCCTTCGCCTCTGGGTTGAGCGCTAACTTTGCATCGCAAAGCCTAATTTGTGGCCTTGGGGTGGATGTGGGGGGTCGGGGGGTCGATTGCCGCATTGAATTAACCGAAAAAAATATCGCCCAGGATTTTTTAAATCCGATCAGAAATTTTTTAAGAGTTCATCATTGGAATGGATTTATGCCCAAATACGAGATCATGTAGAGTTCATAGGCCACAAAAACCAAAAACCCTAGTCCAACCACAATTTTGATAATTTCTTTCATATTTCTCTCCAATCGAAGCAAAGTAGATGGTAGTTATCCAACCAGACATCCCAGATTTGTTCAAATATAAATTTCATTTCAGTAAATACGCATTTCGTAGAAATTGACCAAGTTTCGTAGAAACTGACCGTAGAGCTCAATAAAAAAACATGCCCGGTAGGGTAGTACCACCCAGACCATTTAAACGCACCAGTGACGCTCCTATTGAGAATACGGGCCTATTGGTAATCAGTCCTCGGTGCCATTTTCCTCTGGAATTTCAAAAATACAAATAAATTCCATCTTTTGGGTATCAATATTGAATTGGTGGTAACATCTCAACACGATGGCCCCGGTGGGAATTTCAATCACCTGGCCTTCTGTAAAGATTACAGATTTCTCAGTTCTCATCGTTATCTTCCTTAATGAAATTACTAAAAATAATTGGATTTGCCTTCAGTTTAGCATCAATGCCCTGAAAGGTTAAATCATCGAGAAAAACAACTTCAGCTTTTTCAACTTTAGGAATATTAATCTTCATTTGAATTATCCTCTTGTCCAGCGATGGCTTCATCGCGATCGAGAAAAATACCGTTTTCGAGGTCCTGTTGGGTCGGGATTTGGAAGTACGTCGCGTCTTGTAGGTTTGATATATCCCCCTTGGGCAAGAACGCCGACTCTAACAAGCGTCGGTAGAATTCCTCTTTCTGAGTTTGCATAATCGTTAGCTCTGCTTCTGTTGTAAAAGTCTTTGCTCCACCGTCCTTTGGATGTCCGGTAGTGGAACATCCCCGGATACTTGCGATGGGGCTTTAAGGTTATCTCTGATATTACCTCGGTATTCATCAATAATTACTCGGAGTAGTCTGGTATTACTTAAGTCTCTATCAGGTACTAGATCATAGCTAATAATAGTACCTGATACAGGTACCTTAAAGGTACCATCAGGTTCCAGAGGTACGTAGAAAACTTTAGTCATTGACTTAAGCCTTTTAATAGTTTATAATAGATGGATCAGGGTCATATCAATATTTCTCAAATGCCCTTTACCAAAGTTTCTAAGAACAAATATAAATCCCCGTCAGGCCGAACATTTACCAAGAAACAGGTAATTGCCTATTATGCCACAGGTGGGTTTAAAAAGAAAGTTAAATCATGACACAATTCGCACCTTCCGTAATGCCCTTCGGGTCTAATTACGAGACTGTGGCAGCCTCGCAGACAGCGCAGGTCCTCGGAGGCGTAGGTGGTCAAGGTGACTACATTAAGTCCCTGGTCATCATCCCCGCTACCACAGCAGCTGGTAACGTAGCCCTCCTCGATGGGTCTACTTCCATCTCTGTCTTCGTCACAGGTACATTGGCTGATCTCACTCCGATTGTCATTCCTCTGGGTATGTACAGTCAGACAGGTCCCTGGAAGGTTACCACTGGCGCTAACGTCTCCGTTATTGCTGTCGGTATGTTCACGTAAATGGCAGACGGCACCTTATTTGAGACAATTGTTGCTCTCTCTCCCATAACGGCTGCTGCTACAGTTGGTTCTGGGCTAGCCTGGTTCATGGCTGCTCAGTTCTCTAAAGTACGGAGTTTAATTCATGAGACGTCGGAAAAGACGGAGAAGACCGTACTAGACAAACTCGAGTATCACGAGAAACACGACGATACTCGTTTCAATGCAATTCAAAACGATCTCTGGGCCCTTCGTCTCCAAAATGCCAAGCACGGCCTAAACGGTGTTAAGAAACCATGACTGCAGTTTGTTCTCGACCAGATACCAAATCTATTTCCATTTACGCACAGGTTATCAGGGCTGATGGCACCAAAGGTCCAAATCAGCTCAAAGCTTTTTATCACAAGAACCCAGCCATTAATTGGGTCGTGAACAAATATATTAAACTCAAGGATAAACTTTAATGGTCGCCAGAGTCCAAAATAACGGATTGGCAAGAATTACCAGTCTGCTGGCAGCTGCTTCCTGGTGGCTACAATGGGGCACAGGTTCCGGTGCAGGTGCATCGGCTAACGTGGTTACCACCACATCAACCACAGAAGCACGTACTGCCGCAGGCACCGCGCAAGGCACCACAACCGTCACCAACGACAAAGTTGTCTTTACTGGTACAATTGTTGCCGCCGGCACAAGAGCAATTACCGAAGTCGGTGTCTTTGACGCCGCCGGTGCTGGTTCTCCCCCCACAGGTGGTAACATGGATGTGTACGGAGATTTCACCGTACTCAACCTTCTCACCAACGACTCCATCGCTTTTACAGTTAACGTTACTTTCTCGTAATGAGTGCACAAGGTACAGTTGATATTGACTTCGGGGCCTTCCCCGGAACTGATCAGGTTACGTCCACCGTAACCGGGCAAGCTGCCTTCGATGCTTCTCTCAGCTTGGCAGAAGCTTGGCTAATGCCATCTGCAGACACAACCAACCATACCGTAGACGAACAGATGAACGATCCTTTAGATGTGTTCTGTTCTGATTTTTCTACTGGCAATGGATTTACTATATACGCAAGAGCCCGTGCAGGCACCGGCCCACGTTTTGGTAAATACAAGATTGCGTGGTGTTGGGCATGACGACGACCCACGGTATCCAAATCCTAGGCGGAACGGTTAACATTGCTTCTGAAGTAGAAGGAGCAACAAAAGCTCTTAGAGTTTTTGACAAACCTAGCGCGGCCGCAGACGGTCGTGGCGGAGTCTTCATTGCTGCAAAATCTGCAGGAGTAAGCAATTCCACAACTACTAACAAAGGCTGGACTAATACACCTGTAGCTGCAATTAGAAATAGTAGTGCAGGAACAGTTCTTAGGGTCAGACAATTCTACGTGCAGTTTGGTAGTCCTACTGTGACAACTGCAGGGCATTGGAACTACAAACTCTTTAAAGCTGCTATTGGACAGCAATACACGCATACAAACCAATCTGACGCAGGCAACTCAGCAAATGTGCGTCTCTGGCCTTTAGCGAGTTTACGCAATCAGAATTATAAATTTGAGACTGCGCCGACTGCTATTTCTGGCGTTGCGGTAGCTGTAGGGGCAGAGTCTGTTATGATTGGCAGAAACACTACTGCAGGCGCTGCCGGCTCAGACGGATACACACTTGCAGGTGGGAATGTGTTAATGGAAGCTAACCCTCTTTCTTCTGTTTCTGTTTCAATTGTCGGTGTTGCTGCACGTTCTCCAGGTGACAGTACTTTGAATAATATACGTATTCCCACGCTTCTTTGGGATGTACGTAGCGGAGATCATGCAATTGATTTAATAGAAGGCGAAGGTTTAGTTCTTGTTTTAACAACACCAACGTTAGGTGCGGCAGATACTGGCGCTACAATGAGCATACAAGCGACTGTTGAAGTCGTCGAATTACTTCCACAAGCATAAAAGGTTATAATGGGTACACAAATTCTAGGCAACACCGCAGCTAATATTGCAGAAGTTGAGTCTGCAACCAAAGCTCTTCGTGTTACGCCAAAACCAATTGACTACGGTTCGTTGGGTATTTATTCACTAGGCACAAGCAACGGCGGTACAGCAATGGCTGCCGGCCTCGCGGCCAACTCTCCGATCTGGGCATTTCGATGGGGCAATGCCTCCAACTTAGCAGTCGTTAAGAAAGTTATTCTTTCTGCAGGTAATTCGGCTACCGCTTTTGCCAACGGCTCGTTTACATTTAACATGTTCGTTGCCCGTTCTTGGTCTGTTTCAGATACAGGCGGAACCGCGATTACGATTGGTACAGGCAACAAACTAAAATCTTCAACGATGGGCAGTTCGCTAGTTACAGATGTACGTACTTCAGCGACAGCTACATTGACTGCAGGTACGCGCACCAAAGACGCCAACCCAATTGGCTCCATTAGCTGCGGTATTCCTGCAACGGCCGGAACCACCCTTCTTAATCCTACACCGCTGTTCTTAGCTCAAGATGGGGATTACCCAATTGTTCTTGCTCAGAATGAAGGTCTAGTAATTGAAGCCACTGTCCCTGGAACAGGAACTTGGTTCTTCTCTGTTCAAATTCAATGGGAAGAGTTAGCGAGCTATCTACCATGATTGTTACTACTACAAATTACGCAGATTGGAAGCTTATTACAAACAACGCAATGACTTCCGCTAAAGTGGCTTTCTGTTCAAATGGTGGCTGGAAGGCTTGGTCCATCGATAATTCCCTGCTTTGCGTGGGGAATTTTGGCTCTGCTCCAGCCTCTTTCGCAACAGACTTTCCTACAGCTGCTTCTTTAAACGTTCCGCTGAGCACGCCAATCGGCTAATGAATGTCCCTTCTACTCAGGCGCACTGGCAGTTCTGCCTTTGCGCAGGCAGTTAATGCAACTTGTACAACCAGTGTTCTGGTTTTAAAACGTGTTAACAAGAACGTTGTTGTAACTTGTTCCACACTCGTTTCAATACTAAAACGAGTTAATAAAACCATCGCTGTCACCTGTACTTCTTCGACAGTTGTAAATAGATTATTTTCTAAGTTTCTAAGTATCAGTGCAACTTGCACCACAACGGCAAGTGTCACTAAACAAGTCCTCAAAAGAGTTTCAACATCTCTTTTAACACAAGTACTTCTTCTTCTCTCGAGAGGACATGTCAGCGGTCCAATCAAGCCAACTGGCAAACCTTTCTTCTCAAGTATGCTGAGAGAAGCATCTACGCGAAGATCCTTTAGCGCTCCAATATTCACTAAATGGCGAAGTTAAGTCCCGAAAAACAAGAAAAGAAAGAGGCCTGTGAAGCCTCTTTGGAATACTTTATCGGATACATCCATCCGAAAAGGTTGTTAGGAAATGTTCATCGGGAATTGATTAGCTTCATTTGCAATCCCGATCTGCCCAAATATAAGATTGTCCTTCTTCCTCGCGACCATATGAAGTCCACCATGGCTGCATACTGGGTCGTTTGGATGTTAACGCGCAACCCCGCGCTCCGAATTCTCTACATTTCTTCGACTGCGAACCTGGCTGTTAAACAGCTTAAGTTCATCAAAGATATCCTCTGCTCTGATGCTTATCGAGCGCTGTGGCCCGAAATGGTCAACAAAGAGGAAATGCTCCGAGAGAAATGGACTGAGAAAGAGATCTCGGTTGATCACCCTCTCCGCAAGGAAGAGGCGATCAGAGAGCCTTCGATCTTCACCGCAGGCCTCACGACTAATATTACTGGTCTCCATTGCGATATTACAGTCTTTGACGATGGGGTGGTTGCGGGCAACGCATACACACAAGAAGGTCGAGATAAGGTCGCGGAGCAGTACGGCTATCTCTCTTCTGTTCAAGGAGCTGTTCCCCTTGAGCTTATCGTTGGTACTCGGTACCACCCCAACGATCTCTACGGCAATCTTATTGCTCGTGAAATCGAAGAATACGATGACGATGGCAATCTGATTGGCAAAAAGCCTTTGTTCGCTGTCTTTGAACGTCAAGTTGAAACAGCCGGCGATGGAACCGGAGAATTCCTCTGGCCTCGCTCTCAGAGAGCAGACGGTAAATGGTTTGGATTTAACCAAGACATTTTAAGGGAGAAGAAACGTCGATATGACAACTCCTTACAATTCAGAGCTCAATACTACAACGACCCTCATGATGTGGATAGCTCTCCTATCCAGCGTGATCTCTTTCAGTACTTTGATAGCAATTATTTATCTCAGCGTGACGGCCGCTGGTATTTCAAAGGGGAGCGGCTTAATGTCTATGCCGCTATAGACTTTGCGTACTCCACCGCTCGTACTGCTGACTATACTTGTGTTGTTGTTGTCGGCGTTGACAAAAATAACAATTATTACATTCTTGAAATAGATCGTTTCAAAACAGACAAGCCCTCTGAGTATTTCAAACACATCTTGAAGATGTATGAAAAATGGGGCTTCAGAAAGATTAGAGCTGAAGTCTCTGTGGCTCAGAAGGTCATTGTTACCGATCTTAAAGAGAATTACATCCGCCCAATGGGTCTCTCTCTCGTCGTTGAGGAGTTCAGACCTTCTCGTTGGCAGGGATCAAAAGAGGAACGCATGATGGCGGTTCTCGAGCCTAAGTATGCCAATCGACAGATTTGGCATTATCTCGGCGGTAATATTCAGCTTCTTGAAGAAGAACTTCTTTATGCAAACCCCGCTCACGACGACATCAAAGATGCTCTGTCCTCTGTGATTGACCCTGAATTCTGCTTCGCTCCCACTAATTTCTACTCAATTAAAAGAACCAATGAACCTGTTTATCAATACCATTCTAAATTCGGTGGCGTCGCGTGACCGGTAAAGTTTTAGAGCTTCGAGACATTCTTTCTCCCGATATGCTCGGTGTAAAAATCACCGACAAGTGGATTGAGTGGGATATGCTCCGTCGTCCCAAGAAAAACGACTGGGATGAAATTCGTAAATACGTTTACGCAACAGATACAAGATCGACTTCCAATTCATCTCTGCCCTGGAAGAACAGCACTACAATTCCCAAGCTGTGTCAGATCAGAGATAATTTGTACGCCAACTATTCGATGAATATGTTCCCGCAGGCCAAGTGGCTTGTGTGGCAGCCCTTCAACGGTCAGTCTAAAGATAAGGCTGAAGCGATTGAAAACTACATGTCCTGGGTCATTGATCAGACCGGTTTCAGAAATGAAATGGATAAGATCATTCTGGACTATATTGACTATGGTAACTGTTTCGCTACAGTAGAATGGGTCGATGAACGGGTAGAAACTCCCGAGAAAACACAGGTGGGCTATGTGGGACCGACTATACGAAGAATTAGCCCTCTTGATATTGTGTTTAATCCTACTGCAGAGAGCTTTAGCCGAACTCCCAAGATTATTCGCTCCCTGATCAGTCTCGGCGAACTGAGAGATTTTCTTTCTAATCTGTCGGTAGATCAGAACGAGGAAGAGTTTAAAGAGATTTATAATTACCTAAAGGACATTCGTTCTCAGGCAATTAACTTCCAAGGTGACTTTAACGAGCGGGATACACAGTATCGCGTCGATGGGTTTACTTCTTTCCGGTCTTATCTACAGTCCGACTACGTGGAAGTCCTGACATTCTATGGTGATCTCTACGATCACGAGAATGACATCTTCCTGAAGAACCACGTCATTACGGTCATTGACCGTCACAAGGTTGTGGGCAAGAAGCCCAATCCTTCGTTCTTCGGAACAGCCCCCATCTACCATTGTGCTTGGCGTAAGCGTCAAGATAACTTGTGGGGAATGGGTCCTCTCGACAATCTGGTTGGTATGCAATACCGCATGGATCATGTCGAGAACATGAAGGCCGACATCTTCGACCTGACCACATATCCGGTCCAGAAGATCAAAGGCTTTGTTGAAGATTATACATGGCAGCCAGGCGAAAAGATTATTGTCTCCGAGGAAGGCGATGTTGAACTGGTCGTGCCAGACGTTAATGCACTTAACGCTAACTTTGAAATAGACAAATATGAGTATCGCATGGAGGCGATGGCGGGCGCGCCAAGAGAAGCGCTGGGTATTAGAAGTCCGGGTGAAAAGACTAAATATGAAGTTCAGTCTCTCGAAAACTCATCTGGGCGTATGTATCAACATAAGACCACCCAGTTCGAAGAGAACATGCCCGAGCCCTTGATGAATGCCATGCTGGAACTTGCTAAGCGCAATATGTCCGGCCCCATCTCCGTAAGAGTGATGGATGACGAATTCAAGATGGCTACATTCGAAACTCTCACGGTTGATGACATTACTGGCATCGGCCGAATTAAACCAATTGCTGCGCGGCACTTTGCGGAGCAAGCACAGATGATACAGAACTTAACACAGTTAACCGCTTCTAACGTCTGGCCCTTTATCATGCAACATTTCTCTTCCATGACAATGGCCGAACTTTATGAAGATGCTTTTGGCTTAGACCAATATCCTGGTCTGGTCATGAAGAACATTCAGGTGTTCGAGCAAGCTGAGTTGAAGAAAGATGTACAGTCTGCGGAAGAAGTTGTTGCAAAACACACCATGACTGCCACAGGAATTAATGAAGATCACGACATAGTTCCTCCGGTGGTCACTCCTCCCACACCTGACCAGGTACAATAATGTATATCGAATGGACTAAACACCTCAAAGACCCTGAGCAAAAAGCTAAGTTCGAAAGAGAGATTTATGGTGCCGACAATGTTCTTAATCGACTGAAAGCAATCATCCAAGAAAAGGTTGATACGCTGGACCGCCAAGAAAAGAACATCGAAGTCTATAACATGCCCAATTGGAGTCATAGACAAGCACATAAGAATGGACAACGTTCGAGCCTTGACTGGTTGAAAACACTGGTTGATCTGGACCAACAGAAACAGGAAATTGACTATGACCGAAAGCCTACTGCCGACGCAGAATTCTTTAAACGAGCCGACGGAACCGCAGTTCGAGGATAACAAAAGTTATCTTGAAGAACTGATTGGTCCTGGCGGTAAGTTTCACGACCCCGACCGAAACAAAGCTCTTGAGAAGCTGGCTCGGGGGAAACTACACTCAGACCATTACATTCCAGTTCTTGAACGTCGCATGGACCAAATGCGAACTGACAATGAAGGAATGAATAAACAACTTTTAGCAGGCCAAAGACTGCAAGAGCTAATTGACAAAATGGCTGCTATGCAAACTACCAATTCTAATAACGAAGAACCCCCAGTGAACGAAAACCAAGGTAGACCTGCTGTTGATATGAACGAGATCCAGTCTCTGGTCTCTCGCCAGATCCAAGAGGATCGTATCGCAAGAGAGCAGGCGAACAATCTCAATTATGTCAAAAACAAGCTTGCCGAACGCTATGGGCCGAATTACGGCGCACAGCTCGACAAGCAATATCGCGAATTAGGACTAAGTCCTGAGACTGCGGATCAAATGGCCCGTACCACGCCAAAAGCATTCGAAAGAATGTTGGGCTTGGACAAGCCTGTTGAAACAGCAGGGTTTCAGGCTCCTCCCCAAAACCAGGGCCGAGTTGACAGACTCGGCAACAACCAAGAGCCAAAGACTTGGTCGTACTACCAGGATTTGAAGAAGAGAGATCCTAAGACGTATTACAGCAAGAAAACCGCTGCTCAGATGGAGCAGGATTATGCCACCCTCGGACATGCGTTCGAAGATGGAGACTTCTATTCCTGATGAGTAGTAAATTACTCTAAGGAGACTAACTAATGGCAAGTGGTTTTTCCACTCTGACAAATACAGATCTCATTAGGGGTAATCTCTATTCGCGTCAGCTTAAAGAGCTTATCCTTGATGATCTGTTCGCCATGCAGTTCGTCCGCACCTTGACAGATTTCCCCGACGGGACCACGTTCAATATCCCGTCGCTCGGCGAAGCTGAAACGCAAACCTTCACTGAGGGTCAGGCGATCAAGTACAATAAACTCGACACTGGTAACTTCACGTTCTCGTTCGATA